AGCAAAACGTTTGGTGCCTTCGTTGACCGTGCCACCCAGTGCCGCCAAGCTGTCAGAGTTTTCTTTGACCACTGCGGCCATGTCGCCCAGTTGCTCCACACCATAGCCCAACTTCTGCATGCTGTTGTACAGGCCTTCGACACCTTCCGCTCCAGTGGCACCGGCACGACTTATGTCTTGATAACCTTTGAACAGGGTATCGGCCTGCTTGGCCACCGCGGCTGCATATTGCAGTGCGCCTTTGACGATGAGAGCACCGGCACGACCCCATGGACCTGCATCACTGGCCCATTTTTCTATGTAGTCTCCACCTTTTCGGAGTGCATCGCTGTATTCGCCGACGCCTTTGCCACCGTCGGTAAGGTTGCTGGCCATGTCTTTGAAACTGCTTTTGAACGCCTGTCCTGCGGCCTTGAGATTGTCAGTGTAGTCCTTGACGCCACGCTGGGCATCTTTGAACCGTTTGGTCATTTCCTCGGAAGCCCGGCCATTGGCCTTGACCTGATTTTCGTACTCTTCGAAGATTTCTTGGATTTCTTCCGGGGTCATTTGATTTGCCATAACTATATTTACCGAGGTAAAAAATGAGCCAAACTAACCCAAATCCACTAAGCCAGTACTTTAGACAACCGGTGATCTACATCAAACTGCCCAGCGACGGCAGGTTTTATCCAGCCGGAACCTTAGACATGCCGGCCAATCACGAACTGCCAGTCCTGCCCATGACAGCCATAGACGAGATCACCTATCGTACTCCTGACGCCCTGTTCAACGGACAGGCCGTGGTCAATGTCATACAAAGCTGTATACCTGCCATACGCGATGCCTGGGCAGTACCAGCCATGGACGTGGACACCATACTGATCGCCATACGTGTGGCCACCTACGGACACGACATGGAGTTTGGATCCATCTGCCCCAAGTGCAACGCCAGTGCCGATCGCACCTTGGATCTACGCACCGTGCTAGATCGTGTAAAAACACCCAACTATGATGCCAGTGTGACCAGTGGTGACATGGAGTTTTTCTTCCGTCCCTTGCAGTATCGTGACATCAACGAAAACAATCAGCTACAGTTTGAAGAACAGCGTCTGTTCCAGATGTTGCCCGATCCTGACATGCCCGAACGTGAAAAGATCGGCAATCTCAGCGAGGCTCTCAAGCGCATTACCCAGGTCACGGTCAAGGCCTTGGCACAAAGCATAGCTGCTGTGCGTACTCCGCAGGCTATGGTAACCGAAACGGCCTTTATCGAAGAACTCATGCTCAACTGCGATCGTGCCTTGTTTGCCCGACTGCGTGATCACATCATTGAAATCAAGAGCCAGGCTGAAATGCCCGATCTGGACGTGGTGTGTGACGAGTGTGCAAATGAATACAAACAGAGCTTGACCTTGGACATGTCGAGTTTTTTCGCACCCGCCTCTTAGTCTTGGACTCTGACGAGATTTCCAAGATGATCGAAGGTATGGACAAGGAAGTCTTGGAAATAAGACAAGAGGCTATCAAAATGTCCTGGTACATGCGTGGTGGTCTCAGCTATGATCAAGCCCTGCAACTGAGTGTGGCTGAGCGCAACATAATCAGTAGCTTGATCAAAGACAATCTGGATACTACCAAAAAAACTGGATTGCCATTTTTCTAATGTTGGATTTAGCCACTGTTACTGCCGATATCAACCACTGGGTTGAGAACTTTGTGGAAGTTCCGCATCCGGCCTTGGGCGGCTGGGCTCCGTGTCCTTATGCCCGACAGGCCCGGCTCAATCAGGAATATGACCTACGCCTAGGCGCCAGTCCCGGCTACGATCTAGTGGGCATGTCACAAAACAAACTGGGCGACAAAAAGGTTGTGATATTTGTATACGATCCTGCCACAATCACAGCACAAGAGCTAGAAGGCTACACCAACTACTACAATCGCTTGTGGTTGACTGGGCAGGATCTCATTGCCTTGGCAGATCATCCTGCAGATGTTGAACAGGTCAATGGTGTCACGATGAATCAAGGACAGTATGCACTGTTGTTGGTGCAGAGTCTGAGTGAGCTAAATGAACGAGCCCAGTTGCTGGGCTCCAAAGGATTTTATAGTGATTGGTCCGACGACTATGCTAGATCCGTGTTTGCACATCGTAAAGATCCGCGACCGACTTGATTCGACTGTCACGTCGACACAAGCGGCGGTATTCGTCCACATCGGTGCTCCAGACATCACCGGTCCACCACTCAAAACCTGCAATGTCAGCCTTGTACAGGCTGCTGCGTTCGTAGCCGGGGCCCAGATATACAAACTCGTAGCCTTCCTGTTTGGTCCAGGCAATTTCGTGTTCTAGACTACGTGTGCCTAATCTGCTAGCTGGCAAGCTGTAGTCCCACACAAACAAGGCAGTTTCTATGGCCTGGGGTGAGTAGTGACGCAGTTTGGCCCAGGCCACAAAGTCACCCGAATCTGTATGGTAGGCCATGAAACGATCCTGTGGCAGGTATTCGTTGACTTCAAAATACTTTTTGAATCGTTTGTAGTAGCAGTAGGCCGTGTAGATATGATCCATTTCAGTCAGGGGCAAGGGATCTGCCAGCACATGTGCGGTAGGCATCAATTCATAGTTGGTATTAGCAGTGCGAACTCTAGTGCTACGGCTCTGATACCAGCGCGGAGCTCCGTCACGCACAGTCAACAAGAATCCAAACTCTAGAGCCGCTGTGTACTCGTGTTCGGTCACATCCTCCAGTTCACAGTCAAAGTGAAAACACTCGCCCTGCTCCTGGTGGCCAAAATTATGATTGAACTTAATTTTCATATAATTATGTATGTATATTATAACCAAAGGAAAAATAATGGATCTCTACACTATCTGGGCCAACAAGGAAGGTGACATATCAGACCTTGAATTTGTTGAAAATATGAGAGGCTTTTTACAGCATCTTGTAGATGAAGGTAAAATGTTATCATTTAGAATAACAAGATGTAAGATGGGATTTAGATCTGTGGCAGATATGCCAGAGTGGTTCATAATTATGGAATTCCGCGACATGGCACAAATTGATGACGCTTTCCGTCGCGTTGCTCCACTAGAAGGAGAACTCGAGGACAAGCATAGAAGCTTTAATCAGTTTGTGTCTGGGGACATCCAGCACGCCTTGTGGAGAGATTATCCGGATGTTTTTGAATAAATAAAGGTGTAGTTCGCGGCACGCCAATGCCCAACTACTCTAACAGTTGAAAAGGAACTATCAGCAATGATATTTACAAAAACAAATCCACCTACAGGCTTTTATGTTTATGCGTATCTACGCAAGTCCGATAATACACCTTATTATATAGGTAAAGGGCAAGAAGGTCGAGCCTGGGGTAAGCATCATTTTAAAATACCAAAAGATAAATCTAAGATTATTATTGTTGAGTCTAACTTAACAGAACTAGGTGCTTTAGCCATAGAGCGTAGATTAATTAGATGGTATGGACGCAAAGATATCGGCACAGGTATCTTAAACAATAAAACAGACGGTGGTGATGGCTCGTTAAATCTGTCATCTGCTACCAAACTTAAAGTTAGTAAATCACTAACGGGTAGAGTCCCGTGGAACAAAGGTAAGCAAACAGGTCCGCGATCTGCTGAATCCATTGCTAAACAAAGTGCCAGCACAAAAGGTAAACCCAAACAGTCAACGAAAAAGATGAAAGGGCATACTCCTTGGAATAAAGGAAAGAAAGTTGCTGAATTACTTTCCCTTGAATCGAGAGCAAAGATAAGTGCTAGACACAAAGGCAAACCAAAGTCAGTCGAACATAACCTTAAGAATAGTCTAGCTCAGAAAGAGTATCAAAGACTTAAACGATTATCTATTACTTGAGATCTCTTAGAGAGATCTGTTCTTTTCGCTGTGCTCAAGAACTTGTTTGTCTTTCGCATTATCCAGATTAATCGGTCACAATTCACCGTATGCACGGTGAACTGACTTCTACATTATCCGAGTAGCACTGTCATTTGTTATAAAGAGATTCGTTTTCACGATGGAGGCGGTTGACCGGTACCCCCTACTCTAGCTTCACATATCAACGGAACCCTAGTGACCCAATAACAAAACCAAGTCCTACGAGCATGGGTCGTATCTTTTTCAACGGAGCCCAAACCATTTGCTGCCTTTAGTTAGCAGTTGCCTTTCACACGCAAGCTATTCCGGACCGGGTATCTCACCGTTCCTCCTTGCGAGTCGAGCTACCTCGACCAAACAGAGTGTGTTGTTGCCTGTCTAAGTTTGTATTTTATTTTTGATGTGACTACCATGTATGCGGCACACTATCTGGCCGTTGTAGTAGTTGTCTGACTCTAATACTCTATGATTAAATTGCTCTCTAGCTTCTATGTAACTGCATTCGGCCTTGGATCGGCAATAAAATAATATTTCTCTTGTGAAGTTGTCTGAGCCTAGCTCTGCAATGTCTTTGTTGAGTTGATCGTTGCTGCCATAGTATAGTTGCCAGTCTGAGTCTATTTTGGTTCTGATTCGTTTCTTCTTCTTGTTGCCGTTCTTGAGTCTTACTACTTTATAGGTTGTCTTGCTAAACTTTGCTAATTTTTTTCCAATATATTTCCGGCCAGATAGTTTATTTGTGATCAAATAGACAAATCCGACACAGTCTTCGGGTAGTTCTGAGATTTGAGAGTTTTCGTAC